CGACAGCGGCTGCACGATGAACTGGCCGATCAGATCCTCGGGGCGGATCGTGAAGCGGTCACGGAAGCGGACTCCCATCGGGCCGACGTCTCGGATCACCTTCTCGTGGTTGCAGAATTGCATGTTGTTCCACGACATCTGCTCGAGCATCGGCGTCGTCACGTCGTTGTCGAAGTTCGTGATCGCGCCACTGAGGCGCATGTTCGCCTCGTCGAGATCGTTCTGGCTCTGCGTCGCAGTCTTCGATCCGCTGCTCATCGGATCGTTCACGCCGATCACTGGCGCAGTGACGCCGGTGACCTCGCGCATCTCCGCCTCGAGCAGGTTCTCCGCCTTCAGCGAGGCGTCGGTCACGTCAGGGAACGCCAGCGGAACGATTGAGTTCTTCGGATCCGGGCAGCGCACAACGAGGCCTGGCTGCGCGACGAGTTGCCCCGGAGGGATGTTGCTCTGGTCGCTGACCGCCCACATCGGATTGCCGGACAGCTGTGCGCCGTTCAGCGTGAGTGCGCGCTTCTTGTCCTTCTCGCGCGAGAGGCGCGCGATCATCTCGATCGGCCCCATGCCGAAGAGCTCGTCTTCGACGTCGATGTAGCGCCACAGCTGGTATGGCTTCTGGCCGTGCCAGAACGGGTTCACGGTGACGCGCGCGATCAGTGCCCGACCCTCGGGCTGCAGCATCACCACGTTGCAAATCCGCGTCTCGTAGCTGACCTCGGCGCCTTCGCCCTTCTTCTCGATCACGAGCGGGCCCCACCAGTCGATCACCTGGTAGTGCGGGACGTGCGGCGCCTGCACCGCGTTCCTGCCGTCGAAGACGCCGTAGGCGTAGGCCTTCCTCTCCTTGAACTCGTCGGCGAAGTTGCCGTCGTCGCTGCCTGGATCGTCCGTCAGTGACTCGAGCCCGGTCCAGTGACCGAGCTCCACCATCTGCTTCACCTTGTAGTCCGGCCACAGCGAGCGATCGCACGCCCACTCCGCGTCCTGAATCGAGTTCGCACCCGGCGGTCCGATGAAGTCGAAGATCGAGATCGGAATGGCGTCGTTACCATCGAAGATCAGTTCCTGACGCTTGACGTCCTCGAGCTCCACCTTCGTCGTTCCCGGCGACTCCGGGTTCGGAATGCGACGCGCCTTGCGATACGCGCGCTCCTGCACCTCCTGCTTCCAGTAGGTCTTCTGCACCGCGGTGCCGTAGATGCAGCCAGCGCGCACGAAACGACTCGCCTTCGAGCGGTAGCGCATCGCGCGGAACTGGTCGCGACAGAGCGCCTCCTGCGCCTTCGACGGAACGTCGTCCTGCTCACCGACGCCGTAGAGTTGGAACCACCGCTCGGACCCGAAGATCGTCCGCATGATGCGCGGATGGATCGTCTCGACGATCTTCAGCGGTGTCGGCGAATGCAGGTTCTGCCCGAACGCCGCGCTCGTGATCTCGCCGCGCCAAAGCCGGTAGAGCACCAGCCACTTGTTGCGCAGGAACTCCATCGTGCCGAGCGTCTCCTTCAAGCACGACAGCACGGATGACTTCGCCTGATCGCGCACGAAGTCGTTGTTGGCGAGGTTCTCGAACCCAACCATCTCCTCGTAGAGGCGCGCGACCTTCGCCGGATCCTGGTTGTCCTCGTAGCTCTCTTCGAGGTCGTAGCCAGTGTAGATCGGCGTCGTGCCAGCGAGCTTCTTCGCAGCACCCATGCCGCGGCCTGGCGCCGCATAGGAGTTCACCCGCGTCATCGGCGGGTTGGTCGTGTTACCGAGGCTTGTGCGGTCGGCCACCGATCACCCTCCCTCGTGGGAGAACTCTTTTGCGACCTTCTTCGACGGGCACTTGCCCTCCATCGCGCCGGGGTTGTGCAGACACCCTTGCATGAAGCGCGCTTGCTTTGCCGACGTCGCCGGATTGTGGCCCATGCCCACGAATGGATTCGGCTGGTCGAGGTTGTCGAAGTCGCTCTTCGCTAGGGGCATCCCCAACGTGCGCGTCTGGTTCGTATCCTCGATCGACGGGAGGTTGGTCGCTGGCGGTTGCTTGTCGCGCATCGAAGTTCGCCTTCTCGAAGACGTCGTAGATCGGGCCGCTGAAGCTCGGGTCGAGGAGCACCCGACCGGGGTGCATCTTAGCATACCACCGGCACCATGCAAGGGCGCGCTCGTGTTGGTAGACCGTCGAGCGCCTGGTCACCGGGTTCTCGCGACCGAAGAAGTAGCCGATGCCGTTCTGCAACGTGAAGCCGACGAGGTAGATCGGACTCGCGCCCATGAGGTGCGCCAGCTGGATCGCGAAGCACAGCGAGTTGCCTCCGTGGTGGAAGTCCTCTCGGAGAGAGCGGGGCAGGAACGGCTCCATCATCGCGTATTCCACCTGCCCGCTCCTCGAGCGGTGCGCGCCGCTGAGTCGGCGAATGCCGATCTCGGCTATGCGTCGCTCCTGGCCGCCGATGATTCGCACCTGTCGCCCTCGAGCGACGGAGAAGACTCCGCCGCCGAAGACGCCACGATTCACCACGGCCGAACAAGCGGGGGAGCATCCAGCGAGGAGGCGAGACTCGGATTTCCAAACGTCCGCGTCCACGACAAGCCAGAGGCTGGGCTCCACGGCTCGGAGTGTCCAGTTGGTTCCGATGACGATGTTGCCATCAGCAGCGAGGAATCCTGGGGAGTCAACCAGTCCGGCTGCTCCCCCAAAGATGAAGCAACTACGTCCTGCACATGACTGCTCAAGCCAACTCGGATCAGAACCTCGAGTGCTCGGTGGCGGTAGGTGTGCCGCTTGGAAACCAGGACAGAGCATAGGTGACCGATCTCCTGAGCTTCATCTCGATGCTCGAGGTAGTAGCGCACGAGCTCGACGAAGCGTTCCTTCGAGCCAGCGCGCGGTGCGCACGGGAACATGCGCTCTAGTTCGCTTCGCGTGTCGTCGCTGACGACGAGCGTCCCGCACGCGAAGAACTCAAACGCGCGCGGGTTGACGTGGCTCGCCGGCAGGTTGAAGTCGTTCCAGAAGCCTGTGCCTTCCTGCTCCGGCATCTTCGTGCACAGCGTCGCGCTGTTCGGAATCGGCATGCTAGCCATGCGACGCTGGATCCGCGTCGTGTAGCACTCCTTCGTGATGCCGGGATGCCTGTGCACGTTGAGGCCGACGACGCAGTTGCCGTAGTGCTTCGGATGGTCCTCGTGTGGAACCCACTCCTTCGAGCCCTTCGCCACCGCTCTACCTGAGCGCGGCCAGTAGCGGATGTCGGCGCCTGGCACATCAGCTTCGACGGCACGCAACCACGGAGCTCGCGGAATCAGCGTCGGGTTGCCGAGGAAGAAGGCTGGCACCGTGCGCGCTTCGTAGTCGCGACGCTTGAACAGATCATCGTCGGCACACGGCGGCAGGTAGAAGACTCCGCCGCGATGCGCTGCCGCGCGCGCTTGCTTGTGGGTCTCGATCGTGCACCAGTCCATCGAAAACGCGAAATCGAACTTCGGCGAGTAGCGCGCGGTCTCACCAACTTCGTAGGGCTCGTCGCACAGGTAGACGGCTGTCGGGATGCCGCGGCGACGGAGCTTCGAGAGGAAGAAGTCGTTCGATCCAGCGCGACCATGATGGAACCACACCAGATCCGGCTTGTGCGAAGCGATCGCGTCGGCGAGCGCCGCCGCGTTCCCTTGCCCGCGCACACTGTAGGGCCCGCCAGCCATCGCTCGACGGAGCGACGAGATGTCGACGATGCTGACGTTGCAGTGCAGATCGCGGAAGCCCTTGACCCACCCGCGACGCCAGTCGTCGGAATAGATCAGGCCTGCGTCGTCGGCGATGACGACTCGCGGCACACGCGTCGGCTGCACCACTCGAGTCACTTCCACTCCGCCATCATGTAGCCGAGGCGGCACGACGGCACGGCCCAACAGTTCGCCCCGACGGATCGGAGTTGGTCGCGGATCGCGTTCGCGAGGTCTTCGCCGTCGAGGTCGATCGCCGCCGCTCGCGCGGTGCCCATCGACGCACGCGAGAGCATGAAGACCTTCGACGGGATCGGTCGACGCCACTCCCACGGATGCGCAGCGCGCGTGTTCGCAGGCTCGTCGTCGGGAGCGAAAGTCATCGCGCACATCGGCGCTCGCACCATCGGCAGCTGCATCTTGCCGAACCACTCGTGGTCGACGATGCGATGCGTCACCGGGAGCACCAAGGTGTATTGGAAGTCGCTGGTTCGCAGCACCTCCATCACGATGCCGTTGTAACCTAGCTTCGGATCGCAGCAGGTGATGACGAGGCCTGCCCGGTCGTAGACGGCTCGAGCGGTCGCGACGATCTCGCCGATCTTGTCCTCGATCATCGCCTGCCCGATCGCGACGTTCACGACGTGGTCGACCGGCGTGTTCTGCTTGATCGAATGGAGACAGTCCTCGAGAAGGTGCAGCTTGTCGTGCGTGACCGGGACAACGATCTGGATGACGCTCATGGTGTTGGCTTCTTCGACTTCAGGAGTTCGTTCTGCGCCTCGCGGCCCTTGATCGCCACGAAGAGTTGGTTGCACCGTCGGCTGCAGAGGTCTGGCTTGTCGATTCCGAGCCTACGCTCGCGACGACGTCGTGCAGCTGGAACCTTGAACTTCCCGCGGCACTGCACGCAGATCACGTCGATCGTCTCCCACGGCTGGCTCAAAGCGTCCACCCACCTTTCGGCTTCGGCGGTTCGGCGCGCGGCGGAGGCTGCACAGGATCGGCGAGCTCGCTCTCAGGGATCTCGATCTCGTCCGGACGCTGGCGGTAGCGCGGCACACGCTGCGGAGCTCGAGTCGTCGTGCCTTCCTCGGCGGCCATCGTCTCCTTGATCTCCTGCGCGCTGCGCGCGTATTCGCGGTAGTCGCCGCCATCGGTGATCGGCCCGTTGTTCTGCGGCGTCGGTGTCGCGCTGAAGTTCTCGACGCAACGCTGCAAGTAGAGCTCGAGCCCGTCCATCGCCTGACCGATCCACTCCGCGTCGCCGAAGTCCTGACGGAGAGAGTCCGCGGCGGCCTCTGCGGCGCGCTTCACCTCGGGGATGCGGTAGCTCTTCTTAGGGGTCGCTCGAGCTCGCGCCTGCCCTACCTGGGCTTGTTGCGGCCCCACAAGTCGTCCGTTGACCCTGATCTCTCTTCGTTGCTCTGCCACAGATCGTGCTCCTGATGCTTCGCGCGATCGCGAGCATCTTGCTGGTTCCTCGGGTTGAACTTGCCGTCGATCGTCGGCGGCTCCATTCGCTTCACGAACGCTGGCGACCACGACGACGGCGGAGCGGGAAGGTAATACTTGCCGTCCTTGTCCTGCTTGTCGAGGTCGCTGATCGCGTCGGGAATGTCGTCGTGCGCCGAGAACGGCCACTCCGTCATCTCGTCGAACATCGGCTTCCACTTGTGCGCGTGGCTCTCTCGAACCGAGCGAGCGAAGTAGATGTCACCGCGCCTGAACCGAGGCTCTGCGGCCTCGATTCGGATGTCCTTGATCTCCTGGGTGCGCCCCTCGATCTCGACAAACTGCGGGCGCACGAAGGTCTGTCGGCGCACTTCCTCGAAGAGCGCCATGAGCAGTTCCTTGTGCGTCACCTTCTCGACACTCACCGCCTTGCACTCGATCGTCT